GCGTCAAACATGACAGGGTCGGCATTTACCGCTGATCAACTGTCAGACTTAACAAAACCAAAGGTTCCAAACGTCACCCTTGAGGTAGTCAATGGCGACATCTCTTTGGATGACAAGGGCAGCCTATCTCAAACCTTTGACTACCCAGAGCTCTTGGATGACGTCGAGCTGCAGGCTTACAACGAATGGTTGAACCAGCAGCAACCTCTTGGAGCTGGCACGACAGGCGGCGGAAAGTCTGTCTTTGATGAAACCTGGGGAAGTTTGGAGTTTTGACGCATGCGACTCACTACTGACAAGCCAGGCGAGTATCCGGTCATCTGGGAATGGATGAACCGGAGGACTCACCTGCCTTGGAGTAGTGACCTGCGAGCGATAGCAGCGATGCGCGATGACGGCACAATTGGGGCTGCTGTTGCATACAACGCGTGGACAGAAAAGGGGTGCTGGATGCACGTCGCGTTTGACACCCCGCACAGTTTGACCCGTGAGCTTTGGCGTGCGGCTTTCGAATACCCGCTGATTACATGCGGCAAGGAAGCGGTCTACGGCCTCACACCAAAGCACTTGGATGATGCGTTAAGGATGAACCGCAAGCTGGGGTTTCGGCAGATCGCTGAGACCGTTGATTGTGTGATGTTTGAAATGAGGCACGACGAGTGCCGCTGGATCAAGGAGAAGGAACATGGGCGGAAAATCGTCAGCACCAGCAGCACCTGATTATTTAGGCGCGGCCAATACGCAAGCGGCAGCTTCAAAAGAGCTGACCAACATTCAGAACTATGCCAACCGGCCTGTCATCAACACGCCGTTTGGTTCGCAGTCCTGGGGCACGCAAGCTGTCACTGATCCGGCGACTGGCCAGGCGGTCACGCAATGGACTCAGAACAACACGCTTGCGCCCGGTCTCCAGGATGCGCTGAACGATCAGATCGCGATCCAAGGTGGCCGCAGCGATCTGGCCAACAGTTTCATGGGCCGTGTGGCCAGTGAATACTCAAAGCCGTTTGACTACCAGAACCTGCCTCAGCTGACGTCTGCCAACGCGCCTGGCAATTTGTACACGGGCGTGAAGGACTACTCCGCAGGTTTGAGCACGGGCTTTAACTTTGACGGTCCTCAGACGTCTTTGAACACTGCTGACAATCCAGCGCTGCCTCAGTTCGACTCGAGCTACCGCGACACAGTCGCGAACCAGCTCATGCAGAAGATGCAGCCGGTCTATGACTACCAGCAAAAGCAGCTCGAGACAAAGCTGGCCAACCAAGGCTTTACACAAGGCTCTGAGGCATACAACCGCGCTTTGAATGAATTGAACTCGCGTCAGGCAGCCGAGCGATTCAACGCGCTCGACAGCGCCGGCAGCGAGGCCCAGCGTCTGTACAACATGCAGATGGGCACAGCGCAGCAAGCGTTCAATCAAGACTTGCAAGGCGGTCAGTTTGGCAACGCAGCGCAGCAGCAGAACTTCAACCAGAACCTAGGCGCGGCTCAGTTCCAGAACCAGGCACTTGGCCAGGCTTCTGCGTTGGATCTTGCAAACATGGGAGCGCAGAACAGCGCGATCTCTCAGCAGTACGGCTTGAACCAGCAATACGCCAACGCGCAGAACCAACTGCGCCAGCAGGCGATCGCGGAGCAAGCACAGCGCCGCGGCATGTCTCTGAACGAGATGAACGCCTTGTTGTCTGGCCAGCAGGTCAGCATGCCCCAGATGCCATCGTTTGTGCCTGCACAGCAGTCTCAGACGCCCAACATCCTGGGCGCGACTCAGATGGGCTACGACGCACAGCTGGGCGCGGCCAACGCGCAGAACGCTGCATTCGGCAACCTCTTGGGCGCCGGCGCACAGCTTGGATCTGCCGCGTTCATGTTCTCCGATCGTCGCTTGAAGTCAAACATCAAGCGCGTCGGCACTCACGCAATTGGCGTGGGAATTTATGACTACACAATGATGGGAATGCCGCAACGCGGTGTGATTGCCCAAGAAGTTGAAGCGGTGCGACCTGACCTCGTCAAGCGTCACGCCAGTGGTTACTTGATGGTGAATTACGGAGGTCTGTGATGAATGACGATTTGATGTTTGAGTACCTGGTCCAGATGGGCCAAATGCGCCCCGAGGAAGCGGAGCTCAAGAAAAAGCAGGCAATGGTAGACGCCTTGCGCAAGAACTCAATGTCTCCAATGCAGGGCGAGATGGTCGGCAAGCACTACGTCGCACCAGGCATCGGCCAGGCGCTCTCGCAGCTGGGTCAGGGATACCTGGCCGCGCAAGGGCAGCAGGGCGTTGACAGCGGTATGCGCACGATGAACGCAAAGCAGGCCCTGGGTCTTGACGCCATGCGCGAGCGCCTGCGCCGCAAGCAGATGGGCATGACCGGTGACGGCACTATGGACAGAACCGACTACGGCACTGGGTACTAATCATGGTCGATTACACCCTGTTCAACAACGAGGAGGAGCAACCTAGCTACGGCCTCCTAAAAAAAGCGCGGGCGAAGATTCAATCGCCTGGTGGCGTTTTGTCCAACAGCGTGCAAGTTGGGCAGGGATCAATGCTCCCCAACACTCGCGATCGCCTGGGCAAGATCTACGGCGAGATCGACAGGCTGGACACGCAAGAAGTTGACACGTCTCCCCTGCAAGCCTTTGCCAAACAGCAAAGCGACGCAGGCCAGGGCGCCATGCTCAACGCGTTGGCTGCTCAGTACGCCGGCGAGTCGTTTGACCCCGTCCAGTCGCAGTACCTCAAGCGTGCAGCGTCCGCGTCTGATCCAATGAAGATGGGCGGCGGCATTCTGACGCCTGATGGCCAGTTCATCAAAGACCCGTTTGCTCAACGTGATGCGCGTCGCACGGCGCTTGAGCGCCAGGCCGGCAGCATCGAGAAAATGCTCAGTGATGAAAAGATAGCAGGCGAGCGCCGCGAGGATCGCTTGGCGTCTGAGGCCAACTTAAACGCCTATCGCAACGCGTCTTTGGCCGCACGCGACAACGGCGGCGCCCAGGACAGCCGCATGTGGCGAGCTGAAGACACCCTGCGCGGTGACTTCGACAAGCAGACAAAAGACTTGCGCGAGGAGATCAACGCGACCAGCAAGATCACTCAGATTGTCAGCGCCACACCACCAGGCCAAAAGCCCGACGCGATCACTCAGCAGTCGCTGGTGATCTTGCTCAACAAGTTCCTGGACCCAGGCTCTGTTGTGCGCGAGGGTGAATTCGACCGTGTGGTGAAGGCGCAGGGCTTAGAAGGCCAAGCGCGAAACCTTTCCGATCGCATCTTGCGCGGCATGCCTTTGGACCTGAACACGATCAACCAGATCAACGGCCTGGCCAAGCTCTACAACGACGCGGCCACAGCCAAGGTTCAGAAGTACGCCAACGACTACACCGCGATCGCACAACGTCGCAGGCTCAATCCTGAGAACGTGATCAGCGATCCCAAGTTCCGCGGCGGTTCGGCAGCGCCCTCTGGCGATGCCCCTGCCGGCGTTGATCCCAACGTGTGGAAGTACATGACACCGCAGGAGCGCGCACTATGGAAATGACGATCGAGCAAAAGCGTGCCCTGGCAATGGCGCAAGCTCGCGCTCGAGCTGCTGCGGCTGAATCGCAGGGCCCCGACATGGCCTCCAGGGCGGCGGCTTCTGGCGCCTCCATGCGTAATGGCCAGATCAATTACGGCGTCGAGCTCGAGAAGCAGGCCATCGATGAGATGAGCGGTCCTGAGCGCGTATTCCGCAGCCTGGGCGCCGGCTTTGCCGACATCCCCCTCGCGGTGAAACAGATCTTCACGAGCGACGCTGACAAGACAAAGAGGCTTCAGCAAGAGGCGGCGGACAAGCGCGAGGTGGACAAGTACCTCTCGAAGCGCACCGACATGGGCGTGCTGCCCGATCAAGTGATGGGCATCGACACGCCCACAATCGGATCGACGGCTCAGTTCTACGGCAAGACAGCCCCGACGATGTTGCTGCCTGCAGCTCGCTTGGCTGGCATGAGAGGCTTTGCGTCAAACGTCGGCGTCGGCGCTGGCTTGAGCGCTCTTGACCCAACGGTCGAGGGTGAGAGCCGCGGCATGAACATGGTGGTCGGCGGCGCGTCCAGCGGCGTGCTGCCAATCGCCACGTCAGCTGTAAAAGGCGTCTACAACTCAGTCACTCGAGGCGGTGGCCAGAACCGTGCAGGCAAAGAGGTCGCCAAGGTCTTGACAGAGGGCGGCGCCGATGAGGCTGCAGTGCTGCGTCAAACCATCGATCGCCTCAAGCAGACACAGCAGGGCAACATTCCACTGTCTACAGCTGCACAGCTGCGCGACCCTTCGATCGCTCGCTTGGAGCAGGGCAGCCGCGCACGCAACGGCGCCAACTGGTACGACTTCGACCAGAACCAGGCTGCCTCGGTGGCCGACGCTGTGCGCGGCGCTACGGCCTCGGCTGAGGAATTGGCGGCTCGTCGTGCTTTGCGTCAGCGCAATATCGACGTTCGCAAGAACCAGGCGTTTTCAGGCGTCAATGAAGCTGCCTGGGGCAACGACATTGGCAGCCTGTCAAACAACCTCGAGGTGGCCATGCGGTCACCCGAGGCGTCAAATCCAGCCGTGCTGAACATGCTTAGGGCAGTCCAGGGCGAAATGGATCGCCTGGGAGATCAGTTCGGGCCCCAGAACCTGGCGACGATTCGCCAGAACCTGAGCGCCAAATTTAACCCAACCAACCCCAACGTCTACGCCGCAGCTCCGCGTGACTCTGCTGCGCGTTTGAGCTTGATGCGCGACATTGACGACATCCTCAACAACGCAACAAACAAGCGCTGGCAGGACGTGGTGACTGGGTATGCCAGAGACAGCGGCCCGGTTGATGCAGCCAAGGCTGCCGGTCGCGTTCGTCAGACCTTCTACGACCAACAAACTGGCCGCGTCTTGGGCGTTTCTGCTGATGCAGCTGGGGACATTCCCAAGATTACCGAGGCAGGCCTTGGCCGCGCCTTAAATGCGGCCCGTGGGCCCGACAAAAAGCTGCTGCTGTCCAACGAGGCCAACACGCGCCTGGAGGCGATCCTGGAGGCTCTGAGGGCCCAGAACATCGTCCAGGGCGTCAAGCGCTCTGCAACCGCCGGCGGCGGCAGCGACACAGCTTCCAACATGTATGCGGCCAAGGCTGCAGGCAGGGTGGCAGACGCGGTCGGAGCATCCGGCAGCATGACAGCCTCAGGCGTCAGTGCAGCCTTGAGCAAACTGGGCGAGCTGGCCACAGCCAACAAAGACAAAGCGCTTGCAGAAGCGCTGCAAAACCCGCAGCAAATGATCCAGCTGCTTGAGCGAAAATTGCAGGCAGGTGCTCCGCTGAATGCACAAGAGCAATACCTGCTGTCCCTGCTGCGCGGTGTCCCCGCTGCGGCAACGTCAAATTGAAGGAGTAACACATGCCACGCAACGCTTCAGGCGTCTACACGCTACCCGCAGGAAATCCGGTCGTACCGGGTACAGTCATCGACGCCGCCTGGGCGAACGACACGCTGGAGGACCTGGCCAACGAGGTCACGAACTCGCTGTCGCGCACTGGCGCCGGCGGCATGCTTGCTCCCTTTCGTATTGCTGACGGCAACGTCACAGCCCCTGGCATCTCATACCTAAACGAGACCAACACAGGCTTGTATAGGTCTGGAGCGGGCTCGACCTGGATGTCAGTCTTGGGCGTTAACACTGCCCAGTTCTCGACTGTCGGCCTGACGATCCCTTCAGGCAAGGCTTTGACTGCCCAGGGCAACGCGAGCGTCACTGGCACGTTTGCGGTGGGCGGTGCGACTACCTTGGCCTCTACTTTGGCCGTGACTGGTGCTCTTACCGCAACGGGTGGCGTTCTTGGCAACATCACCGCAGGCTCTGGCACATCGACGTTCAACAACGTCACGATCAACGGCAACCTGGACATGGACGCCGGCAGCTCCGGCACGATCACCAACCTGCCCAACCCAACAAACCCAGGCGACGCGGCCAACAAGGCCTACGTTGACGCGCAGGACGCGCTGCGCCTGGCACTGACGGGCGGCACGATGACTGGCGTCATTGCCATGTCAAACAACAAGGTCACGGGCGTGGCAACGCCTACCGCTGACCAGGATGCAGCCAACAAGGCCTACGTTGACAACATCGCCCAGGGCATCGATGCAAAGGCATCCTGCAAGGCGGCAACGACTGCCAACATTACATTGAGCGGCACGCAGACGATCGACGGCGTGGCCATCGTTGCAGGCGAGCGAGTCCTGGTGAAGAACCAGTCAAGCGCAGCTGAGAACGGCATCTATGTCGCAGCTGTGAGCACCTGGTCGCGTGCAGCTGACGCCAACACATGGGACGAGCTCGTCGCTGCGTACACGTTCATTGAGAGCGGTACAGACAACGGCAGCAACGGCTACATCTGCACGATCGCACCAGGTGGGACATTGGGCGTCACAGCTGTGACCTGGGCCCAGTTCTCTGGTGCTGGTCAAATCAACGCCGGCACCGGCATGAGCAAGACCGGCAACACGCTGAACGTGAACACCGCCTCGAGCTCGCGCATCGTTGTCGGTGCTGACGAGATCGACCTGGCCACCACCGGCGTGACTGCATCGACCTATAAGTCGGTGACGGTTGACCAGTGGGGCCGCGTGACTGGCGGCACAAACCCGACGACTTTGGCCGGCTTTGGCATTGGCGACGCGTACACACAGGCACAGACTGACTCGCTGCTTGCGGCCAAGCTCTCGACGTCTGGCGGCACGATGTCTGGTGTCATCGCGATGGGCGCCAACAAGATCACCGGCCTGGCTGATCCAACGAATGCCCAGGACGCGGCCACCAAGACCTACATTGACACGATCTTTGGCTCGACGACTACGGCTGCTGCGTCTGCAGCTGCTGCAGCGGCGTCTGCCTCGGCAGCATCGACATCGGCCTCAAACGCCTCGAGCAGCGCGTCGTCTGCATCTGCATCGGCTGCGTCAGCTGCTGCCTCTTTTGACTCGTTTGACGATCGCTACTTGGGCGCCAAGGCATCTGACCCCACGGTGGACAACGACGGCAACCCTCTGCTGACTGGTGCGCTGTACTGGAACAGCACTAGCAACCTGATGAAGGTCTATGACGGCGCTGCCTGGATCACGTCCTATCTGCCCGCGTCTGGCTATGCACAGCTTGCCGCGGCCAACGTCTTCACCGAGAACCAGACAATCACCGCAAACACTTCAAGTGACGCGCTGAAGATCACGCAAACAGGCTCTGGCAACGCGCTTTACATCGAAGACGTCGCATCTGACGCCACGCCGTTTGTTGTGAGCTCGACGGGCGTGATGGGTATTGGAACCACAACACCAGACAACGTGACGTCTGCTGGTATCGCGTTGGTCTCCAACAGCGGCTACTACCCGCAGCTGGTGCAGCGAAACACCACCGCAGACGGCAATGCGTCTTATGTTGTGCTCGAGAAAAACCGCAACGGCGCGATTGTCCAAAACGGCGACGTAATGGGCAACTTGATCTTTAGAGGCTATGACGGCGCTTCGTATTTGCAAGGCGCATTCATTAACGCGGTGGTTAGCGCCACACCTGGCACTAACGACATGCCTACTGACTTGGTGTTTGGAACAACGCCAGACGGCAGCGCTGGTCCCTCTGAGCGCTTCCGAATCAAGAACAACGGAGCGATTGCGGTCGCTGGATCCTACGGCACATCTGGCCAAGTCCTTACGTCTGGTGGTTCTGGAGCCGTCCCAACTTGGACAACACCGACTACAGGCACAAAGACGTGGACAGCCATCACATCGACAGGCTCATACACAGTCCCGACAGGCGTCACATCCATTCGTGTTTATGCGTTTGGTGCAGGTGGCAATGGTGCGGCTCCGGGTGCTGGTGGTGGAGGTGGAGGTTGTGCTTTTGGTGATTTGGCTGTTTCTGCTGGGCAGGTTTACACCGTCACTATTTCTGCGGGCGTGGCGACAGTTACGCGAAGCGGTACAACATACTTCACCGCAAATCCCGGAACTAATGCTTCTGGTAGTACCGAGGGTTCTGGAGGTTCTGCCAGTAAGGATGCAAGCGTAACTAATGGCGGCGCGTACACAGGCGGTGCTGGTGGCACATCAAATTCCGGCGGTGGCGGCTCATCGGCTTCTCCATTAGGAAATGGTTATGCCGGTGGAGTTGGAGGTGGTGGTGGCGGTGGCGGGGGTTGGGGCGGCGTAGGGGGTACTTCTGTTTCTGGTTATGGCGGTGGGGGTGGCGCAGGTGGCGCAGGCAGCCAAGGCGGTGGTGGTGCGGGCGGTGCGGCATATACCGGTGGCGGTAACGATGTAACCTCAAGAACTGGTGGCGTTGGAAGGACTATATTTAACGCATTTTCTGATCCTTTATTAGCCAACTTAAATGCTCCGGGAACGGCATACGGAAGCGGGAGTTCTGGTGTAACAACTTTAACGGCTGGCCCCGGGGGTGGCGGTGGAAAAGCTACTGGTTCTACAGCTTCGTACGCTGGTAGTGGCGGAATGGGTGGTGGTGGAGGAAGTGCGTACACATCTACAGCTAGTGACGCATTCGGGGGCGGTTCATTATTTGGTGGTGGCGGAGGTGGCGGGCATAGCGCGGGATCAGGAGGAACTGCCAAAGGGGGATCGCCTGTTTATGCTGGTGGTGGAGGCGGCGCGCAATCTACTGGTGGAAGCCCAACCGCAGGCACAGGCGGCGCGGCTATTGTTTTGATTTACGCATAAGGTGCAGATATGAGATTTGCTTACATCAACAACGGCGTGGTTTATGACTCAATCATGGTTCGCCCTGAGTCGGTATTCAACGCCCAGTACGCGGCTTTGTTTGTGGAGGTGCCTGATGAGGTGCGTTCTGGCTGGACATTTGACGGGACTAACTTTGCCCCGCCTCCTGAACCAGAACCAATTCCGGCGCCCGCAGAGCCGACCAAAGAAGAACTGCTTGCGCAGATCAACGCGATCGCAGCTCAAATCCAAGCATTGGGGTAACTAACATCGCCGCGCATTTGTGCGTGGCGATGCGATAATCGCTTCACATAACTATTTCATCAACCCACGACTCCCACGAAAGAATCAAATGGAAATCACACTCAAACTCGAGCTGAACGAAGTCAACGCGGTACTGGACGCGATCGGAACACTCCCGACAAGCACCAACACCTGGCCCATCGCGGCCAAGATCCGCGCCCAGGCAGAGATGCAGCTCCCAAAGAACACCGAAGGGGTTGCAGATGAAGGAAGTGTCACTGACTGATGAGCAGATCGAGGCGATCGCAGAGCGTGCTGCCGAGGTCGCCTTAAACAAGGTCTACACAGAAGTCGGAAAAACAGTTTTGAAGAAGCTCGCCTGGCTCACAGGCGCAGCTGTCATTGGCCTCGCCATGTGGCTCGCAGGCCATAACTCTCTCCCCAAGTGATCAGCATGAAGGACTGGCTGATCGCGTTCATCGCTGCAGCCGCAATGTGCGGCCTGGTCTTGTGGTCGGTCTACGTCATGGTCTTCATGTGGAGGCTGCCATCGTGATCGATCCAATCAGCGCCCTGGAGGGCCTACAAAAAGCCATCAGCATGGTCAAGAAGGCCAGCAAGGTCGCCAATGACCTAGGCGGCCTGGCGCCCATGATCGGCAAGATGTTCGACGCCAAGAGCATGGCCACCAAGGCGATGGTGGAGGCCAAGAGATCCGGCAACAAATCTAACCTTGGCACAGCCTTACAAATCGAGATGGCCCTGGACGAGGCCAAGCGTTTCGAGGCAGAGCTGATGCTCCTGTTCCAGGCATCTGGCCGCGCTGACGTCTGGGCAAAGATCAAGCAGCGTCAGGCGCAGATGGACGCAGACGACGCGCATGAGGCACGCAAGCTCAAGGCGGAGGAAAAGAAGCGCAAGGAAAAAGAGCAGGAGCAGATGGAGATGGCCGCGCTCATTGGCGGCATCGCGTTTGTCGTGCTCCTGGTCTTCATCGGCGTCGTTGAGCTGATGGACTTCTGCGAAACAACACGCCGCTGCGGTCGATGAATGAGTACCAAAAGCAATTCAACCTGTTCTGCAAAGTCATTTGTTACGGCTGGGCTGCCTGGTGGTTCTTGGGCCTGCTCCGCTACCTTCCTGACGACCTCTCCAACAGGATCGTGACCCTACTACTCGCAAAGATTGGACTTTAAAAATGCTGTCTCTGTTTTCAACCCTCGGCGGCCTGCTGATCTCTGGCCTGCCCAAGCTCCTGGACTACTTCCAGAACAAAGCTGACCAGAAGCATGAGCTGGCGCTGGCCAGGGTCCAGACAGAGCGCGAGCTCGAGCTGGCGGCCAAGGGCTTTGCAGCCCAGCAGAAGGTCGAGGAGATCCGCACCGATCAGATCGCCATGCAGACCGACGCGCAGATGACTGTGGCCGCGTATGACCACGACAAGAAGGTCCTGGAGCGAGCCAGCACCTGGGTCGTCAACTTCGTGGGCACTGTGCGCCCGATGGTGACCTACATCTTCGTGCTCGAGCTGTGCGCGATCAACGCCTGGATCGCCTTCTACGTCTACGAGCACCCTGGCCTCGTCCAGAACATGGACGACCTGATTCGCCTGGCCGACATCATCTTCAGCTCTGACGAGATGGCCATGCTCGGCGGGATCATCGGCTTCTGGTTCGGCTCACGCAGCTGGAGCAAGAAGTGAAATTGAGCAAGGCCGGTGCAGATCTCATGCACCAGTACGAGGGCTGCAGAAACCGGCCCTACCTATGCCCCGCGCACATCTGGACGATCGGCTGGGGGCATGTGCTCTACCAGGAGCAGATCAGGCTGCCCATGGTGCGGGTGAAGGAGATCCACAGCCCCGTGATCCGCAAGGAATACCCACTGAGACCGGAGGACAGCCGTGTTTGGAGTCAACAAGAGATCGATGCGCTATTCGCAAGTGACGTCGCTAGTTTTGAGCGTGGTGTTTTACGACTTGCTCCCAATCTGCTTGGCAATCAAGGCGCTTTCGACGCGTGTACCAGCTTTGCGTTCAATGCCGGGCTGGGAAACTTTCAGCGTTCCACTATTCGGATGAAGATCGGGCGCCAGGACTGGGAGGGCGCCGCGGAGGCCTTCATGCAGTGGACCAGGGGAGGCGGCAAAGAATTGCCGGGCCTGGTCAAACGGCGCAAGGCTGAGAAGGCTCTGTTCCTCAGCACGATGGAAACTGAGGACAAATGACTGTGCCAGAATTGTGCCGTGGACATGTGCCACGCAGATTGCCATTGAGACCTTGAGCCCTGTTTATCAGGGCTCTTTTTTGCCGGATCAGATTCGAAATCCGGTGTACAGCATTGCTGTACCGTGGGTTCGAATCCCACCCCTTCCGCCAAATCAAGCACTTACAGCTCCCTTGAAGTCTGGCCCAGCGGCGTCATTCGCCGGCTGTGCCAGATTTGTGTCAGGGAGCACGACACGCTCGGCTGCCGCGGCCAGGTGATCGCCCGGAATGTGCGCGTATTTGCGCACCATCTCGGTGGTCGCCCAGCCGCCTAGCTCCTGGAGCACGGTGGTCGGCGTGCCGGCCATGGCATGCCAGGTCGCCCAGGTGTGACGAAGGTCATGAAAGCGGCACCAGGGCGCTCCAATCTGCGCTGTGACGCGTTTCCAGACGCTGGGGGATATACGGTCGCCCACATCCTTGAAAACGCGTCCTCGGCGCTCTCCTGGCATCGTGGCCAGCAGCTGCCAGGCTTGAGCGTTCAAGGGCACGACCTGGCGCTCGTCGCCCTTGTGCTCGTCCGCGTGAATGATCAGGGTATTGAGCTCCAGGTTGACGTTCTCCCAAGTCAAGTTGAAGACATTGGATCTTCTCAACCCGGTGAGCAAAGCTAAACGGACCGGCGTCCGGTATTTCTCCGGTAACAGCGCCAGCAAATCGGCTGCTTGCTGGTGTGTCAGGAATGCGACTCGACGGGCCGGCTCGTTCTCCTCGATGAACTTGGGCGCGTCATCGAGCCACTCCCAGACGTTCTTAGCGCGGTTGAGCACGCCGCGGATCAGGGCGCGGTAGCGGTTTCTGGTGGCCGGCTTGACGTCCTGGGGCAGGATCTCCTCGACCATGCCGGCGGTGATCTCATGCAGCCACTTGACCTTCTTTCCCAGCTCCTTGCGGAAGAAGGCGATCTTGTCCTTGTCGTCCTGGACCGACTTCTTGCTGCCCTTCTGGACAACCCAGCGATCGAGCGCCTGGTCGAGCGTCTTCTTGGGTTTCTCCTTGAACTTGCGCGTGCGGTAGAAGTCGGCCAGCTCGCGGGTGTAGGCCTCCTTGGCCAGCTTCTCGTCTTGAGTGCCAAGCGACTTGCGAAGTCGCTGGCCATCAATGGTGACGTTGATCCAGTAGGTGTTGCCGCGAAGGACAGGTTTGCTCATTTGTGTGCCTCATAAATCCGGTGGATAAAGTGACTGTAACACAACATTGAGAAAAACACATCGATCAGGGGTTTGTTTTCCCCCAGTAGGCGATAAGGGCAGCCTCGGCTTTGCCGTCGTCTTTCACGCGTTTGAACTCGGCAGCCGACGCCGGCCAGATCTGGGCAGCCTTGGCACGGCTGCCATCCTTGCCAGAATTGAGCTGGAGCGCTTTTTTCCACTTGCCAGGGGTAACGGTAGTCGTGGGGATCTTCATGCCCGCCAGGACGCCTTTGGCCAGGCCGAAGGACTCACCAAAAGCAAACATGGAGGTGACGCCCTGGCCAGGCATGGCGCCCACCTGCTCAATGACGGCTCTCGCGCCCTGGTAGGCGTACAGCTCGAGCTCCGCGGCCAGCATTTCGGGCGAGATACGTTTCTTGGCCTTGCCGCCCACGATCACCTCGACAGCGGGCATCTCAAAGACATGCACCAGCTTGCCGGTGTCCTCAATGATGGCGACAGCGCCTGACGCGCCTGGATCTATTCCAATGATGAAACTCATTCGGCCACCTCGTAAGTCATTTCAAAGATGTCGGGCTTGCAGGGGTAGTGCTCACCCTTTACGCCTGTGATGATCCAGTCGCCAGGGCTGACGATGTGCGGCCCCTCGAGCGTCTCAATGAAATACACAGGCTCGCCGGAGTCCCAGCGTTCCTGCACGGCAGGGTGATGGCCCATGCAAAACCATTGGTTGGCCTCGATCACGACGGGTTTTTTTCTAAATTTCATTTGTTGAGCCCTCCTATGAGCTGAATGAATGGGTTGAAGTAGTCGCGCCAGGTCTTGCCGCGCTTGATCACGCTGACGGTGGCCTGGCTTATGCCGAAGCGGGCGGCGATCTCTCGCTGCGTGCCCTCGGCGTCTCGGATCTCCGCGGCCAGCTCTAGGTTGAGCTTGCTGTGCTGCCTGGCCTTCACGGCCAGCTTCTGCATGCGGACAGGGTTGGTGGTGTACTTGCGCTCCCTCGAGACCATCTCCTGGAGGCGCTTGCGCGTCACTACCAGGAGGTGATCAGGGTTCACGCAGAGCTCGTTGCGGCACTTGCAGGTGACGAGCTTGCCCTTGATGGACTTGCCCTGGGCCTCTGCAAGAAAGCGACGCACAGCCCCAACGCGGCCCTTGTAGTTCATCGTTGGCGTGGGTGCGTTGGACTGCGTCGCGCCAGTCCACTCCCAGCAGTCACCGATCTCCTCGATGTGCATGCGAACGCGTTCAATCAATTCCTTCATCGTGGCCCCTCGTCATGACACAAAGGGCCATCGTCAACATCCCAACAAACACGCCGGCAAACAACGCAGCAAAGAGCCAAAGCCAATGGATCATTTTTTGAATGCCTCCATCGTCTTGACGGCGCTCTTGATCTTCTTGGCCGCCTCGCGCTTGACTGGTGTGTCTGGCTTGACCGGGATGTCGTCGGGGTGCGTGGCCAGGTCGTCCCAGGGCGTCGTCACTGAACCCGACTCGACGGTGCTGATGGGGAATTCGTTCTTGTGCGCGATCACCTCGGCCATGAGCGAGCCTGGGCAGTTGTGCAGCTCCTTGCTGCTGAACGTTGCGCCGTACTCTTTGATGCCCTCGGGGCCATTCACAAAGTGCAGGCCGTTTTCTTTGTGCTTGTAGGCGATCCAGTTCTCACCGCCGTCCTGGGCGTCCGCGTAGGGGACCAGGTCGGGGATCATCAAATGGATGTTGCAGCCCTTGATCTGGTCCTCGTTTGAGAGCTGCTTGTTGTGGGGCTTGCAATGCCATGCTGCATTCTCAACGGGTGACGAATGGCAGCAGGTGCGGCAGTTCGCCTCGGCAGCCATGCCGCCGTGGCAGTGCTTCCACATCGAGCAGTATTTGCATTCGAAGAAGTCAGCGTCAGTGCTGATTCTCCAGGGCGGCGCTGGCATCTCGATCAGTCGTTTGGCGCGATCGATCAGCTGGTCAAACCGCGCTTTGTCGAAGTGGACCCACTCGGTGTAGACCGCTGAGTCGTTCTTGTTCTCGGCCATGTACAGGGCGCGATCGAGATCCATCAGGCCCATGTAGACCTGCATCTGGTCATAGTGCTGGGGCTTTGCGCCCTTCACGGTCTTGGACAGCAGCGCCTTGAACGACTTGTCGTTGTGCGTCTTGCACTCCACGACTGCCGGCGTCTTGGGCGCCTCGGGCAGTCCCTTGGCCACCGCGTCCAGTGAGCCACTGAAGTGGCCATCGCAGGCGTTGACGCGCCACTGGTCGCCGCTCTCTGGGTCCACGTCCCAGACCTGGACGCCAGCGCCACGCAGCTCCTCAAAGAAGCGCGACTCTGCAGCCTGGCCAAAGCCAAACAGTCTGAGCATGCGTCCTTCGAATTCAGGCTTAAGCGCCCAGCGCCAGGTCAGCCAGATGTAACGGTCGCAGCTGTGGCCGATCAGGGACGCGCCCATGTGAGGGCGGTGCTCCTGCGGCTTTGATTCGTACCAGCGAATGATTGCAGCGCTAGTCGTGTGTTGGGATTCGGGTATTTGTGCCATCGTTTTCTCGTTCTTAAAAGGTGGGGCCTACTCACTGCGCTGTGTCGTCCGCAAGCTAACTTGCCACAGCATTGTTTTCGGCCCCGATGTTCAGCCCCAGGGCTTTGCAGCCTTAGCTGGTGCAGCTGAGGGAGCTGGCGACGCGGGAGCCTTGGGCTTGGCGTTGTTGATGTGGCCGCCGATGCCCTGGTAGCCCCAGATCACGTTGCGCGTGTCGTCCTTCTTGTCGATGCCAATCTCGGCCACAAAGGGCTGGTCGTGCAGCTGCTCGCTGTCTTCCACGTCATCGATGCCGATGGCCATGCAGAGCTTGGCGAGTGACTCCTGGGCGATCTTGACGGCCTGGTGGTTAGGGTTGTCCAGGTTCAAGCGCTCCCAGTGACGGCGGCCAGAGTGCTGGCCAGAGATGACGTGCATCTCAAGCTCGAGGTAGTGGCCGGTGTTGGCTTTGGTTGGTTTTGTTTCCGACTTCACGATCATCATTTCGTACTCGCCTGCGGGCAGGGGGCCGAATGAGTTGGAGCGTTCTTCGATCTGGATTGCAGATGCTTTGAAGTTGATGAGTGCCATGTTTAAAAAGTTCCTAGTTTCAGTTTTGAGACGCGGTCAATGCCGCAGCGAATTCAGCCCAGTCGAGCTTCATGTTCTTCAGGCCAAACCTGTTGCCGCCCATGTGAGCGGGGTGAGGTTCAACGTGAAGAATTCGGTCGCCCGTTGTGCGGGCCTTTGTTTCTTTGTTGCCGTAGCCGGCGTCTGACTGCGTCGTGACGATGCGGTAGTTGGCCCAGCCGATGACGTCTGCCCATTCCTGGACAAGAGCTGCAGCGCGGTCGTGCAGCTTCAAGACGTACTGGTCATAACCGTCGTGCAGTGGTGATTCGAAGTGCTTGATCTTGTCGTGCGCGATCAAGATCACGGCCATGTTGCGCGTCTGGCGCAGGGCCTCAAGGCCGTTCAACAGGTTGCGCCACTCGTCTGCGGCCGCGATGTAGCCCTTGCCGTAGCCTGCGGCCTCGATACTGGCCCACTTGTTGGCCTTGCAGACGTGCGCGTGAATCAGGGGCTCAAGCCAGTCAAGCGAGTCAACAAACACAGTGCCGTATTCGTGCTGCTCGTTGAGCAGCGTGCCGATCGCCTCGTAGACTTGATCGAGTGATGTGGCCAGTGGGAAGGCAGACGCATCGACTGCGTCAGCGCCGTCCTCGGTCAAGATGCCGATCGCGTTGGGCGCCATCGATGCAAAGGTCGTCTTGCCGATCTTGCCGGGGCCGGCAATAACGATCTTGGGGGCACGCATGCGCTTTGTGCGCGAGATGGAGGAGAGATCAAAAGCCATTTTTATTTCCTTAAAAGTTGAGGCCGTCGTGGGATTGTGAAATTCGCATCAGTCTTCGTAAGACTTGATTGGCCGATCGCGGTCTAAGCGTCGGAATACCTGGTGGTATGTGTCGGGCCTGCTGCCCATGAACCGTCTGAGCCATTCAGCACCACCGAGCTTTTTGAATTTTTCGTACTCGGTGTCGCTCATTCGGATGTATCTAGGTTTAAGTGGTTCAGGTGGCGCGGGGCGTGGCATTACTGAACGGCTCCTGTTGCCTTGTCAATAGCGGCGCGTGCTTTCTTGCTCCAGTCCCACAGTTCGTCATCAGTCCAGGCCAATGACTGCGGAAAGGTCAACAGAGCTTCAAGCAAGTCAGGCGCAGCCGCGATTAAGCGAGCGTTAGCTTTGTAGGGATGCTTGTAGCCGCGGAGATAAGCAATTGAATTTTGCTGATCATCGAAGACGATGGTTGACCCGGCAAAAGTCTTGATGGTCTTCCACGGCCCAGGTGTGTGCTTCGCGGCCATGTCAGCTGCTCCACCAAGAAACAAGCAGAACAGCCAGGCCGACACCGATCGCGATGGCCAGCAGGTAGCCGCCAACGGTTTCAAACATGGGCTCACGGCCTTGAGCTTCAGGATGGCCGACTTCGAATGTGCAGTCAGCGAGGGTGCGAGGGGTTTGGTAGTGAGAGAGTTTCATTTTGATGTTTCCGTTTTTGTGATTGCTGTGTATTGCTTGGGTGAGTATTCGTTCCAGATGGCGCCGTCCGCATCGAGCGTGCGACGTGCTGCGAGCAGAGCGTTGCGCTCATCGCGGCCACGACACCAGACGGTGTAGTCGTCGCTGTAGTCGTAGTACCAGTCGTGGGCTTTTAGGGCCGCTCTGTATTCCTGTTCAGTTTTCATCGTTTGTGTTCCTTAGTTCAACAGCGTTCTTGCTGTGAAAGTGATTT